AATTATTAAACTATATGATTTATAACAAGAATCACCGTCACACATCATTTCGTCTTTAATGATTGATTCAATTCCAATACCATGTAACATATATCTAAAATTAATTAGAATATCTTTCTTAGTACTTTTGATATGTAATTTATTATCAATAATAGCACTTTCTTTACTCCTTTGGGTGAAAACTCCTTCGGAGTTTAAACCAATTATTTCTTCTAAATATATCAGTGTCTCGTCTAATGAATTCCAGTCAGGTAAAAATTCTGGTAATCTATAATTTATCATACAGTCAAATGGTTTTAAATCTTTTGCAGATACCTTGGCATACTCTTCAGCACGATGACATCCAGTTCTAATATAAAAATTATGTTCTGGAGTACAGTCTATTGATGTACCATTAGATAAACTTACTTTAATTAAATCTTTATTTGTTCCAGTTTGTCTAACTATTGTTTCGGACCATTCAAGACCATTCCAGACTTTTACATGTTGATCTTTTAAATCTTTGATAGGTAAATAACCAGAAGATGTTAAAATCAGAGTATTACCGGATACACATAGATTGGATGATTTGATAGTTCCTAAATTAGCTTGCATGCTTTTTTTATTAACATGATCTTTAAAAAGAATGTAAGGAGTACCAGTTTCCATAGCACTAGCAAGAATACGGTTCCATAGATTTTTTGCATCTATTTCTTTAACATATCTTTTTTCCTCAACATATTTATTATATAATTTTTCAAATTCATCTCCATGAGTTGAAGATAGATTAGGACAATCATCTTCTGACATAAGATACCATTTTTCGTTATTATAAACAGCTTTCATAAATAGATCTGATATCCAAAGAGCCAAAAATAGATCTCTACATCTATCTAATTCATTACCACTGGGTCGTCTTAAATCAACGAAATCCAGAATATCTGGATGATGTGGTTCAAGATATATAGCAATAGAACCGTTTCTTTTTCCTTGATTAATAAATCGTCCAATATGATTATAAACTTGTAACATGGGTACTAAACCACCAGAAATTCCGTTTGTCTTCTTAATAAGCTGTCCCTTTGATCTAATATTTGAGACATGAAGACCGATACCACCAGCCCATTTACTGATTTGACCACAATCACTCATAGTTTTGAATATTCCTTCAACACTATCTTCAGTGCCCAAAAGGAAACAACTTGATAGTTGTTGATGATTTGTTCCAGCATTAAACAATGTTGGTGTTGCATGAATAAATTTTCCTTGACCTAATAAACTATATGTATTTTTGATTTTTTCAAGAATATATTCAATAGATCTTTCTCTAGTACTCATATGAACTGTAATCGCAACTCTTAACCATAAGCTCTGAATTGTTTCAAGTGTTTCTAATGATTTTTGATCTTTTATTAAATATGATTTTTCTAATGTCTTAAATCCAAAATAATCAAGCAAAAAATCATATTCATCATTCATATATCCATCTAAAATATCTCTGTTATTTCTAATAAATTCAATATATTCGTCATTCAAATAATTTGGAATTTTTTTAACTATCAATTCTGTTATATCACTAAATTTTTTTACATTGTGTTTTGCTTCCATATTTTTTTTCAAATTACTAATCAATATACGACTACCTAAATATGCATATTCCGAATGTGATGTTATCAAATTTGCACATATATCAGCTGATAATTTATCCAATTTCGTCGTCTCAATATTGTTTGTCATTCCTTCTATCGTCTTTTGACATACTAAATATGTATTAACTTTATCCGACAATTCATAACCCTTGATAGATGCTAATAATTGAATACGATTGAAAATTTTGTCAAAACTAACTTTTTCAGTCTGATTGTTTCTCTTAATAACGAACATTATATATATATAAATAATATATTATTAAATACTTATTTATATAATTAAAAAAATCAATTTTTTTTATAAATTAACAATCTAATTTAATTGTTTTAATTTCACTCAACATTCCACCTTTTGCTTCTCTATAATGCAGATGTTTTTTTAATAACTTATTACCCAAAAGGCCGCCAAATTTTGGAACTTTGTATTGTTTAGGACAAGGGAACGAAATACGAACTATACCATCTTTAGGTACATTTGATACACCACTATTTTCATATTCTTGATATGCTGATTCAGGATCTGATATAACTTCATTTGTCACATCTGGACTAGCGGCCCACCAAACTACTTTCTCAGCATTAGGCGCTCTAATTGTTAAATTAACTATATTATCACTCTTCAATATATTTGCTTTTTCAGCGAGAACAGATGATGGCAAAACACTTTCACCTAAAAATGGTAATAGTGTTTGTTTTTTAGTAATCAAATATAATGCAAGTATTCCTGCAAAAACATAAAACACTCTTCTCAAAGATCTAGCTTTAATAAAATAACTTAAAATATTTAATTCAGGACTAATCTTATAGAGAGCTACATTAATTGATGTTAATAAAACAAATCCAGTTGCGAGATAATAAATAAATTTATCGTAATATCTCATATTGCTATATTTTATATATAGATATTATTATTTATTATAATAATTTTTTTAATGGTTTTGATCTGACTTTTACAAGTCCACTTATATCTGTCAAAATTACATCTGATAAATTTGCACTACTTAATTCTTTGTTCTTGTTTGATTTAGATGGCAATATACTCTTTATAAATTTTTCTAATTCTATACTATTTATTTTTACATCATCTTCTTTATACAAAATAAAATGAGGACTTGGTCCATCTCCATGCATCCATATTAATGTTTCAACATCTACATCTATATTTAAATATTTTTTAAATATTGTTTTTATATTTTTAAGAATATGATCATTACCATCTTGACAACATCCTTTAATTAAATAACATTTATTAGCTTCTTTAGAATGTTTATAAATTTTAAATAATTTGACATCATATTTAGGTTCAGTAATAATTTTCTCAAACATAATATTTATATAAAATAATAAATCAGATATAATTTTATATACAATAAATAAATCAATTTTTTAATGTTTAACTCAAATAGTCAATATGTTTAATTTTATTTAATTGTCTCTTTCGTCTTTTGACTTCATGATATCTTCTATATAAATATATACAAAGTATTAATAGAAGTAAAAAAAATAACCAATTATTACGAATACATCTAATAGTAGTATCTTTAATTTCATGTAATAGTAACTGAAATTCAGTAGGTTTATATATTTCATTACCTGTATTTACATCTATATTATTTATTTTTGCAATATGCATCATTAATCCTTTTTCAACCAATAAAGGAATAGGTTTTTTAACAGATATTCTAGCAATAGGATTATCATTCATATTTTTTAAAATATTACGATCCATTCTTAAATTATTAATAGATAAATATTTTATAGATATATTATTTAATAAATAAATATCTTAAAAATCATCAGACAATTCAATTATATTGGAATTTATATCCAAATTATTATTTGTACTTATTAAATTCGCTTTCTGATATTGCGTCGTTCTATGTTCAAAAAAGTTTGTCTTATTTGATAAACTTATAGCATCCATAAATGGAAACGGATTTGAAGATTTATATATTTTATTATATCCAAGCTGGACTAATAAACGATCCCCTACAAATTCAATGTATTGGACCATCAAATATGAATTCATTCCTATTAATTTACATGGTAATGAGTCAATTATAAATTCTTTCTCTATTTCAATAGCCTCTCTAAACATCCCATGAACTATTTCTTGACTAACTTTATTTTTTATCATTTCATACAACATACATGCAAATTGACAATGCATTCCTTCATCTCTAGCTATGAATTCATTTGCTACACATAATCCAGTCATTAAATTCCTCTGTTTTAACCAATAAATAGAACAAAACGCTCCTGAAAAATATATCCCTTCTACAATCGCAAATGCAATTAATCTTTTTCCAAAACTATCCTCGCTTTGTATCCATTTCATACACCAATCTCCTTTTGCTTTAATACATGGTATCGTCTCTATTGCTCTGAATAATTTATCTTTCTTTTCATCGTCTTTTATTAAATTATCAATCATTAAACTATACATTTCATTATGAATATCTTCCATCATCTGTTGAAATCTATACACAAATTTTGCCTCTGGTATCTGGACCTCTTTAGTAAATCTTAAACCTAAATTCATATTTACTAAACCATCAGATTGACTGAAAAATGCTAATATATGTTCTATAAAATATCTTTCATCTTCTGTCAATTTATTATTCCAATCTATCACATCTTTTGATAAATCTACCTCTTCTGGAGTCCAAATTGCATTTCTCTGCAGCTTATACATCTCCCATAGTTTATCATATTTTATTGGAAATATAGCTAAACGGTCTTCTTTTTCGTCAAGTAAAAGTTCAGTTTGAGATTTATTCATTGTATTTATATAATAATAATATATATTTTAAATTACTAATAAAAAAAAAATCAATTTTTATAACAAAAAAAATTGATTTTCTAACTCTCTAAACAATATTAATATATATATACTATCATATCATATATAATGCCTAATACTACTAAAATTCAAAAAGAAGCTGTTGTTGCTCGTCAAGTTGCTGGTAAATTATTGGCTCAATCTAATAAAGAACAAGACCCAAAAATTAAAGCACAACTTAGACAAATGGCTGGTAAAAATATTGCTGAAGCTAACAAAGTTATCAAAGAAGAAAAAGCTAAACAAGCTGAAAAACGAGTAAAACCATAAATATTATTTACTAATTTTATTTTATTTTTTTTATTTTATTATTAAAATTTATAAATGAAATGTTAATTAAACCTAATGCTTTTATGCAAGTATCATACTTAATGCTGACATTGTATAATCTATATCTATATTAGATTTTTCTTCATCCAAATGAAAATATGGTTCGAGATTATTAACTTTTATTCCATCATCATCGAACAATTGAAATCCTTTTGATATTTTAATATCAAATATTTTTTGTTTATAATAATTAATCCAATGTGTTAGATCCATTTTTGTCACATCTATATTCTTAATAACATATACCTTCGGAACTAAAAATTCACAAATTTTTCTAAGAGCATCGTTTGGAATATGCTGAATTAAAATTTTAGATGATGATGATTTGATTTTAGGTGAAGATACTTTAATATCATCTATTGATATATTTTTTATTTGAACAATAGGATCTTGTCGTTCAACTATTAATTTAATTGAATATGACCTATTTTGATCTTTTTTATAAAGTCTTTTATGTGAGAGAGAATAATCTTCCTGACATACAAATTCAATTCTAGGTTCATCAATCAACATATTACTTGCATATTTTAAATGCATACCAATATTATAAAGATAATTATTATATCTTGTACTATTGATTAACATTGATACAATATTATGTTTATATTCTTCTTTGACAAAGTGGAATGGATACCATCTTATATTACGACCTATATATTTATTATTACTAATATCAGTTCTGAATTCAAATTCAGGATCATTTAATATTGCAAATTTGCATAATTCAAATGTTTTTAAATCCTCCCTAACTTTAGACAGTGATTCAGGACATTTTTTTACCGCTGTGAAACACATATGCAGAGTTTGATTTTTTACATATTCAAGAGCAAAAGGATTTTCTGCTATTGCTTCATAACATAATTCATCTGTTTGTTCTATTTTTACATATTCTAAATTAAGACCATTCTTTCTCACAGCCGCTAAACATATTTCATATGTTTGTAATCTAATATCGGCACCAAAATTATATTCATCGTTATTAAACACCATCATTATTATACATAGTCAATTGTATGTAGGTATCATTAAAAAAATATTTATCAATTTTTTTTGCACTTCTCGCATAACTGTCCTCTAAATATATAGACAAATATAGACAATTTTAAAATAATTATTTTTTATTAATTTCTTTATAAAAATCATCAATAAATTTATTTTTTTCTTTGATAATTTTTTCATAGTTGATATATTTTTTTGAAAATTTAATTAAATCAATATCAATGTTAATAGTATAACGACCTACAAGAAATCCTATAATAAAATAACCAATTTTTTGTATCATTTATATTAATATATTTTTTATTTTTTTATATTTTTATTTTTATATTATATATATATATATGACCACAATTCAAAATTCAAATTCCTATTTAAATCCAACAATTGACATTCTTAAATGTCCTCCAGACCACACAGATAATGGTATTGAATGTATTTCGAGTCCACGCTATATTGAAATATTTAAAACTGTCGCATGTCCTAGTAATTCAACAGAGGAACCGTATGATGGTCCACATGAGGGTCTTTCAAAACTTGTGAAAAAATGTAAGATAAATGGAGACACAAAGAAAAAATGTGCTGAAGGATATGTACCGAATAAAGACAATACTCGTTGTATTAAACCATGTAACAGTGGTTATGAACAAATTGGCGAAACATGTAATGTACAAAAAACTGTAGTTGATACTAATGATAAAGCCAAAGAAGAAGCTGAAAAAGCCAAAGAAGAAGCTGAGAAAGCAGCAGCAGCAAAAAAAAAGAAAATTATTATTGGTATTATTTCAATTGGAGTAGTAACAATAATAGGTATATCAATATTTTTTATAATTAAATTTCGAAAAAATTAATTTATTTTTTAAAGGAATGAATAAACATTTTCTGCTGTCAAATTTGATGTTCCAAGTAAATTTTTATATATATCTTTTCTAATCAATATTGTCTATGAATGTCAATAATTTAAGAAACTTTTTTTTTATAGACAATATACTATAAAAAATAATATGCCAATGAGAATAATCAATTAATTTAGTTTCTATCTATATATATTTTTTTTATATTTTTTTTATATATTTTATATATATATATATATGACAACAATTCAAAATTCAAATTCCTATTTAAATCCAACAATGGACATTCTTAAATGTCCTTTAGACTACACAGATAATGGTACTGAATGTCTTTCAAATTTGAAACCAGGCTATATTGAGATATTTAAATCTGTTGCATGTCCTCCTAATTCAACAGAGGAACCGTATGATGGTCCATATCCGCATCTAAAAGATGTTTTAAAAAGATGTAAGCTAAATAATGGAATCACAGTAAAAGCAGATTTCAAAAAATGTGCTGTAGGATATGTACCGAATAAAGACAATACTCGTTGTGTTAAACCATGTAACAGTGGTTATGAACAAATTGGC